TACCCTGCCTAACCAAGCCAGCGCCAGCGGCATTAAGGGGGTCAGCAACAAAGTCTAAACCCGTTTCCACAGCTTCATCAGTTACTGTAGCGGTTCCCCTGTATCCTGCCCTGTTACCTACGTTTACATCATAAGAGAAATCAGGCAAGCCCCAGCTTTCTTCGTCACCAGATATAGCCTCCTTAAGTTTACGCTGGGGGTACTCTGCCGCAGTCATAGCCGCGTCTGAACCACCCTTGGCCCTGTTGTAGCGAGCCTGAGCATAATTACTCTGGTTTCTAGCTAGTCTGTCTAACCATTTCATTCGTTTTCTTCCTGCTCTAGCTCAGACTCAATCTGCTTGAACACAGCGTTGAGATACGTGTAAATCTCTTTGCTGTCCCGCTGTAGCATACTTCGCTTCACTGGATCTTGTGTGGCCTGAATTGCTTTCTTAATTTCTCCAAACATATCACGCTTTAGGTAAGCAATCTTAGCTCTAACTTTCGCAGGACCGGGACGCCTAAGTTGGTTTTTAATGTAAGCGTATGGTCCGACTATTGCTGTGCCGCCCAAGACATAGATGGCGTTGCTTGCAACACCTAGTGCTGTGCTTCCGGCGTACTTCTGAAGACCTAATGAATTAATGAAACGACCAAAGCGTGTCTTAGCTTCCGTAGCCGCCTTAGCGTTCAAAGAGCCAATAGAGGGTATAATCTTTGACATTTTAGAAAAGACAGTTTCTGCCTCAGGTACTACATCAAATACGGTTTGGTTTACGGCCCTACGCACAGCCATAGCCGCTAAGTTTCTAGTAGTGAGAGAATCACCAGATAAATCGTAGCCCATCCGGTTTGCTCTGTCATCAAACATAGAACGGGTGACACGAAACCCTTGAAGTGTGCCTCCCTGTTCATCAATGATCGCTAGAGCTTCCTTGAACAAACCAGCCGTTTCTTGCTTTGCCTGTTTTGATGACATAAGTTTAGGATTAGAGGCCACAATCGCGTCAAACTCAGCCTTCATATTGGCCCGTAAACTGGTATCTAATTCAGGCCAGTTCACTTTACTTTCGTTCTTTGCCAGCATCTTCATCAGGCTGACCTCTAAATCATCGTAGTACCGCTGAAATGCGTTGTGGTTCGCCTGTAGGGTTTTGTTGCCAGATACTCCTGCAGACTTAGCTATGTCAATAAGCTCAACTTGTTCTGGTGTAGCAATCTGCTCTTGAACACCCCTGATTCCTTTCGGGTCTTCAGTTAGCCTTACCTGTTCAGGGGTTTTCTTGTCCCCCACAAACAGTACGTTGTAAACATCAGCGTCACCGCCCTTCAGGGGCAGTGCCTCGTTACGCATCCCAATACGCTCTAGCTTCTTAGGCACTACTTTTTGCTTTATCAGTGGTCCTGTACCCTTAGTAAAACCTAGGTCCATGATAGCGACAAGGTTAGCCGCCTCGTTAGGGTAGTTATTCTGAAACTCCTCCCATGTCTCCATGCCTTCACCAGCGGCGGCCCAAGCCATCTGACCACCCTTGGTCTGCATCAGCGCCTGAAACTGCTCTGCGGCCCCTTCCTTGAGTCCTTCAGGGAGCATACCTACTCCCTTTTCTGCGCCAAACATAACCATTTCAGACGCAGAGTCAAAGACCATTCTCAGGGGCGTAGTGACTGTCTGTAGGAGAACAGACGGAATGTTTGTGGACTGCCTGTACTGCTCCTCAAGCACCGCAGGATCACTCAGGGCGGCACTAATGCCAGCCATAGTTCCTGCCTGCTGACTCTGGCTCAACCTCTGCATAGTCTGTGCTTGACGTTCAAGACCTCTCTTGTAAGGCTCAGAGAAAAACCTGTCCCACAGAGACATTTCTTCTGTTTGCACATCAGAGTTGTATACGTCTACTGCATCAGCCTCAAACGCTCTTTCAAACGCTGACTCATCATCCACCAGCATTTCTTTCTTTTGCTCTTCAGACACCAGAGGTTCACCCTGTGCGGGTTCACCAAAGGCTCTTTCAAATGCTTCCATATCTTCTGCAAGAGACATTTATATGCTCCTATTCTACGCTGGTGCTTCCAAGATACGCCCCTAGCTTGACAAACTTACCGTCTACTAATTTGTATACCGTCCCGTTTTTTCCATCAGGTGCGTAGTACACATTTTCGGTTTCAGGGTCCTTATGGTATCCTGTTGCTTTGTACTCAGGCTTATCCCACTCAATAGCATCAGCAGGAGCAACACCAGAGGCTAGCTTCTGCACGTTCAACAGATGCTTTTTGATGTTCTCAAGGGCATTGTTTTGCGCCTCTGCTGACATACCTACGTATATTGCATCAATAGTGGACTGTAGCGACATAAATTCAATGTTAGAGATTTGTCCCAAGCCAGTTCCTGACGCCCCTGACTCAGCCGCTAGGCGCTTCATCTCGTTGATCTGGTCAAAGCCAAGCCTAGCCCGAATAGACAGCAGTTCTTTTTCTCTATCGTAAGCTGGGGTTCCGGGAACTGCCGCAGTTACACCGCCGATAAACCCTGTCTCAGAAAAACCGGGGTTCATCAAGTCATCAACTTCGCTGATAAACTGCGTAGTCTGTGCAATCAAATTAAGAGACGCCTCTTGGCTTGCATTAGTTGTGTCAGCAGGTGGCAAGGTGCTAATCAACGACCCATCATTAGCATCTAGGACAGACACTGAACCGTCCTCACGCTCTACTGTTTTAATACCCTTGCTTGCAGGGGCGGCTTCAGGCTTAAACGGACGCTCGTACAAAACATCTCCTGTTTCGGAGACTAAAGCACCGCCAGCAGAAATAACAGAAGTTTTAGGCTTTTCTCCTTTAGCCATGTCAACACCGTCTTTATAAGCCCTCATAATTTGTTCTCGAGTACCACCTAAATTTATAATTGATCTTTGACCAGCTTGCAAATCTTTTAAAGGAACACCACGCATTGCGGCTTGGGTAATCGCAGAGAGTCCTCCCTGTATTCCCTGTGTGGTACTTTTTTCTTGAGTAGCAGTAGCCTGAGTAGCCGCATTAGTAAACGCTTGGGCGGCATCCTTGTCACCTCTAGCGAGGTACTCTTGTGCTAACTGCTGAAGCCTAGCGGGGTTATTCGCGTTCTCTTGGAGCAACCTCTGGGTTTCTGCCTGTTTAGCTTCAGCATCTCTGTTTAGCGCCATAACACCCGGAATCTGCCCAATGCTACGGCCTATTTGAGAATACTCCTGTGCGCGAGAAGGATCAAGCATACCACGGAGCATCATTTGTGAAAATTTAGCCATCTTACTTAACCCCCTTAATCAAATAAATCAAACAGCGGTATGCTGTACGCCCCACCGTCACCCTTAACCGGACCAAGTAGTCCACCCAAGAGTCCAGTACCAAGGCCACCCAACAGATTAGCTCGTGCTTGTTCTGCTACCAATCTAGCCTCAAGACCACTCATCATTGTCTCACCGTACTGCCCCGCACCAAACAATTGTCCTGCCTGTTGTTGTGTTTGATACGGTTGCATAGCCGCCTGTAGTTGCATAAGCTGTGTCTGCGGTACGTAAGAACCGCCCAGAGAAGCCATAGCTAAGTTCTGTTGTGCCGCACGTTGTGCCAAGTCTGTTTGAGACAACTGACTACCCATTCCGGTAAACGCTTGGGCCAGTGCCGCCTCTTGTTGCTGTTCTGCCTGTGCTTGAGACATAGCCTGTAGCATTGCATTGTTTCTAGCTTCTGCTTGCGCTCTTTCCATTGCCATTGCTTCTGGAGTACCACCAAACATGGAAGTACGGACACCTAAGCGCCCCTGTGAAGCCAAACGCTCTTCTAGTGCTAAACGCTGTCGTTCTTCTTCAGGCGTCTGTGTTGCCCTAATACGGTCGTAAATCGCAGACTCACGCGAGGCCATGTCATTGGTTCTAAGGCGGTTCATTATGTCTTGGCCTAAACCAAACGATGTAGTCGCGGCTGTTTGCCCTGCGGTTTGACCGTAAGGCGTTGCGCCTAGTTGAGTTTTAGCACGAGTCAACATAGAAGTCTGAAGCATTTTTTCTTCAGGAGACAGATCAAACTCTGTACCCATTCCAGTTACTTGACCCGTCACAGGATCAATTACTGGTTTTGCTCTAAACTGGCTACCGGGAACCGTAGAGGTCACAGTAAACGGCCTGAACTGAGACATAGACAGAGCATCTTGTGCTAAACCAAGAGCACCCGGAACTTGTGTACCGTCTTCTAGCGTTACTCCTGCTAAAGACTGCTCACCAATGTCGCCTAGTCTTTCGTACTCTTCAGCACTAAGTAAGCCACCCCCAACAACACCGCCTATCCCTAATAGAGCTTTTAACCAATCATCCATTAGTCCGTACCTCTGTCGTTGTTATAATCTGTAATTGTCATCATAGCGTTTTACCTATCAGTGCTAATACGTTCATCTCTTGGATGGACAGTGCGTAACCGTTTATGTCTGTTTCTAGTCCTACAGTAATTACTGATCCGTAACCTGTAGTATTAATAGAAGACCTGTTAATTGTAACAGCTTCCTCAGAGTACTCAGCAAGGCTATATTCAGACTGCCCGTAAAAACCCGGAATAGCACTGCTTGTGCGGTACGTGCTAGTACTAGGTGCTGTTGAAAAATCATAAGACCACTTAAGAAAAATGTCTGCGTTATTGCCGCCTATTAACGTAGGCCGTATCTTTTTTAGCATTTTAATTTTAGACGGATCACCAAAAGAAAGCGCAGGGCTAGAGTATCTAAACCGATAAACATTTCCGTTGTCTGTGTAACCGGAGTAAACTCCTAAGCCGTCTGTAGTTCCTATATAAACATCTCCGTTTCTGTCTCTATGAAAACTCTTGAAGTCTACACTAGGCCATCGTGTTACCCTGTACGCTCCGTTTTCTAGGGTAGCCCTTACATCAAAACAGTACACTAGGTTAAGGTTAGTAAAGCACAGAAGATAGAAATAGTTCTCAGGGCTGTACACCGTGCTAACGGGTTCTGTTTTAGCCAATATGTTACCAATTAATGATTGCTTGATGTTTCTGCTCAAGTCAGTAATAGGCAAGGATTTCTCTTGTATAGCTCGTCCTAAGCTCCTAAGACCTGTCTGAGTCAAGAACAATAAGTCTGTTCCTATGTTCTGTACACTCTTTCTGTCTACACAGCCAACACCGGGAATTGTATCCTGTAGCACCATAGACGCGGGACTATCAGCACCGCTGTAAACAATTGTGTTATTCTCACCAAAAACCACGAGTAGCCCGTTGTGAGCCGCTAGAGCTACAACCTTGTCAAACCCGTTAGGCCACGCTTTAGATACATCAATAGATCCGCTAGAACCACTACTAAAATTGTGTCCTGTCAGAAGATCCGACCAGTAGATCGTGTTGTCATCAGTAGCGTTACCTACGCACCATACGCGCCCGTAAGCACCGATAGCCTCGTGAGCGTACTGAGTAGCGGACACATGAGCACCACCAACAGCAGACATTTTTGTCACTGCGCCTAGTGCATTGCTGTACACCAGAGGCTCGTGGCCTCGTTGAAAGAAGTAAGCGTGATCGTTAAAATTAAATATTTTCCAATCGTTAGCACTAATCGTGTACGACCCCGGAGACGCATCTACCAGAGTAGTTGTGCCTGTCATAATCTTGTTGTTGCCAGTACTAAAGATTACCTCGTTGCCTGCACTGTCGTAGAACTCGTGTATGCTGTGGAGGTAGTCAGTACCCAACACAGTTTTGTTTGTGGTAGAAACCGTATTACCTTTACGTGAAGCTAAACGCCCACTTCTATCAATGACGGCGTTGTCTGCAACTTCTGCAAAAGACGTATCCTGAGCAAGCGGAGAATCCTCTGTGTTGATCCCTTTAAACGCAGGAGCAACTAAGTTAATACTTTGTAGTGGCTGTGCCATACGTACTCCTACGGGGTATAAAAGATAGTTTCTTCAGGATGCTTTTGTGCGTCCATAGCGATAGCATCAGATAGGTACTTGTCAGCAATAGCAAAGTACTCTGGAGTCGATGTACCTCCTGTCTCGCCACGCTCACGGGCCAACAGAGCTACCGCCATGTGAATCACAGGCTGACTAGGAATAGCCATCGTGTCAGAGTCCGTACTTAAGGCTACGTTTCTGATGACGCTCTTGACCTTAATAGAGTAAACACCGTCAGGCTTAGGGTACACATCAATCTGTGCGTCACCAGAGCCGTCGATGCCGCTAAAGGTGTAGTACTGCGGAGCACCGGACGCAGGAGTGTTGACAAAAAACTTATCGTCAAACCAAGTCTGCGGTCTGTACTCCATTACAAGATTAGACGTATCGTTAATGATATTAAGAATCTTTCCTTGGTCTTGGTAGCCCGTAAGGGAGTACGTGTAGTCATCAGCCGCCGTGGTCAGCGTAATGGTAGACCTAAGATTAGACCAATCCCAAGCGTTTTCCACGAGTTGCTTCGAATCATTAATAAAGTCGCCAACCATCTTGCTATATGTGTTAGAACTAACGGTAGTTACTTCGTCCTCGCGTAAACGTCTAAGAACATTGTTTACTAAATTTAAAAATGTCATATCATGTCCTTAAACAAGCTATTTATTAATCTTGATCTAAGAAGCTTAACGTAATCTACTTCGTCTTCTTGTGTCTCCATAGCAGTAACTTGCGGTCTTGCAACAGGTGCTGATCTAGGTTCCTGTGCAGGCATCATAGGGGCCATTCTACTACTGTTGTTATTTCTTTCGCTCTGTAAGGCCTGATACTCAGAAGAGTTCATTATTCCCTGTCGAATATCGTCAATAGTGCCGCCTGAGTTTGCCCAAGCGTTTATGTACTGTTCAGCCCCCTGCCGCCCTAAAAGTTCTTGATATAAATCTTGAACTTGGTCAGCAGAAGGTGGGCTATTAGTGTAACCAGTATTATCAAATAGTCCACCACTTGAACCCATATATGCAGGGGCAGAGCCGACTGTAATGCCCAAGTCATCTGCGTATGCCTGAGAAGCATCAGACAACTGGTGCGTAAAGCCCTGCTGTAAAGCGTTGCTTAACTGCTGTCCTGTCATAGCGTTCAATTGCTCATACGGAGTAACATCATACTCAGGGAAAAAGGTCCATCCTATGCCCGGAATCCACTGGTGATACGGACTAGGAGCTTCGCCTATTCCCATAGCGTTACTGTTATAGACCGCCATGTTGTCAAGATATTCTTGTGAAGGTCCTGCCATTGTTTGACTCCTTACGAAATGCCTTCAAATAAGCGGCGTTTAATTAGTCCATCTAGTTCTGCCATATAGTCTTTTTGTGGGGCCGCAGGAGCCGCTGGTAAAGGCTGTGGTGTGTACTCTATGCCAGCAATAAAAGGACTAAAGGCTCCAACTCCACCGCCGCCACCACCGCCACCACCACCTGATGATGGAGGTGTTACTGGAGGCACACCGCCGCACTGTTGAGGATTAGCCGCCGCATACGCAGGGTTACTACAGTCTTGAGGCGGCGTAGACGTAGGACACTTACCGTCCTCATATTCTATTGTTGGGGTCCCGTCAGGACATATATCGCACCCGCTTTCTAGTGTAGCTCCGTTGTCGCAAACGTCACCGCTTTGAAAACAAAGCCCATCGTCACCTTTAACAAAACCGGGCTTACACCTACAGTCTCCTTCTTCCCCGTTGTTAACAGCATTAGGGTCTTCACAAATGCCGCCATTACCAGCACATCCAGAGTAGTTAGGAACACTGTCGTAGATTTCACCACACTCGCCTGTATTTGGGTCTACTTCTCCTGAAGCAAAACGAATGAAAAAAGTAGTGCCGTCACAACCTGATTCTAGTACTGTTCCTCTAGGAGAACACTCATCGGGAGGAGTCGGTGGCGTACCTTCTAAAACACACTGTGTTCCATCTGAGCTTACTTGATAACCCTCTGGGCATTCACAAGGCCCGTCTGAACCTTGGTTGGTAGCGTTAGGGTCTTGACACGTAGTTGTAGGAGGATCAACAGGAGTAGGCAAACAGTTACCGTTGGCGTCTGTTTTTCCGTCTAAGGTTCCATCACCGTTAGAGTCACAAGGGGTTCCTTGTTCTGGTGGCGGCAGAGCAGTACATGTTCCTTCTTTGTACCACCTACCGTCTTGGTACTCTTCAGTTCCCTCTGGACACGGTGCGTAACCCTGCTGAAAACAGTAGTTCTTGTCGTTTTGTGTTTGAGGAGGCCGTGGTCCATTACAACGTTCATCATCTGTTAGCTCTCCGTCTCCGGGCCTAACACAAAAACCTTCAGAGTTAATCTGACCTTGGCTTATAGTGGGATCATCACCGTCATACTTCCCCGGCTCAGAAAAACAGGATGTATCTATTCTTACGCATTCGCCATCATCTAAGCCGCCTCTGCGTACTTCCCCACTCTCACATTCTTCTGGTGGAGTAGTCCCAGAATCTTCAACACACACGCCGTCTTCGTCTATCCAGCCAGCCAAACACTCACCACATTCGCTGTCTTCTATGTCTGTGGCCTCAATAAACTCTCTATGCTCTGACGCACATTCAGCCGCTGTAGGACCTTGGTTTGTGATAGGATCATCTTTTTCTTGGCACTGCCCTTCTATGTCTTCGTAACCTTCTAGGCAAGCGTCACACTGGTCTTCTGTTTGAACTACGCCGCCTTCTCTTCCAACAGTGGCGCAGTCAAAATTATCGTCTGTTAGAGGTATAGGCCCAAGTACGTTAGTTACTTCTTCTTCTATTTGCGCCCAAATGATTCCAGCGGTTACAGGACCTAAGATGCCTTTTAACCAATCTAGCACATCGTCTACAGTAGCATCGTCAACACCACTAAATATGCCTTCCCACGTTTCTTTTGCCCAAGTGCCTACGTCTTCTAGAATTTGTCCAACTGTACACTCTTGATCTCCGTCAGGACCGCAGGACTCGTTACCTTCTATAACGTCACCGATAGTCTTACCTACGGTTTTAACGGCGTCCTCAAAGTCCCTGTATGTTCCAACGTCTATAACTCCGGGCGGCAGAGGAATATTAGGTATAGGAAGGCCGGGAAGATTAAAGCTTACACAGTCTTTCCAACAGGCTTTACCGCCTTCATCTGGACCTTTCTCAGTGCAGAACCACGGGTCCCCCATATCTTGACATTCTGGAGGAATACCGCCAGCGTCTAGTATGGCTGTCCCTATTTGCTTGATACAGTCTATCGGACTGCCTACACACTCCGTAATCTTATCGCCTAATTCGTCATAGAGGCCTTTTGCCGTATTAGCGACACCTTCGCCTACTTCTTTAACGTAATCTTCAAAGGATTTTTCTACACACTCTGGGAGACTTGCGTTTTCAGGATCATCGCAAGGGTCGCCTGTGCCATCGCCTCCATTAACGCCAAGAGGAATACAGTTTCCTTCCTCGTCGTATTCGCCCTTTATTGTACCAGCGCCAAAAGGAAGTTGAATTTCACACTCGTCACCTACGCCAGTTCCACCGCCTTCGTTTCCTTCATTACCGCCACCGTCTGTCCCATCGTCTCCACCAGAGCCAAAAGGAATACACTCTCCGTTTGGACCTCTTTTTCCTTCTACTCGACCACCAGCTTCGCTTGAGTAAGTCCAACATGGAGTTCCTTCTGAAGTGTCAGTGACACACTCACCGTTTTGATAAGTGCCGTAGCCGTCATCGTTGGCGCACTCATCACCAGTAGGATTAACAGCGGTAACACTCCAATCACTGCAGTTGCTGTAACCAATTTGACAAAGGGCATTGGATAATACGTTGTTGCCTTTGAATCTGTCGTTGTTTACTGCAGAATCAAAAATCTCTTCTATAGCTTCTTCAGAGTATCCGTTATCCCTTAGTATTTGTCTTATGTCTGCGTTTGATGTGGTTGCGTCTAGTTCACCAAGACCTTCTCCAGCGTCTCCACCAGAGCCTGTAGTGTCGCCTACAATACCAGAGTAATAATCGTCCCAGCCGTCCATGTCTGTTAAGTCACTAACATCGACAGCCTGTAAATCTTCTAGGGTTATTTCATCCTTTAAATATTTAGTGTACGCATCAAGCCACTCATTAGCTTGTTCTTGACGATTAATCCGGTCTATATCGTCAGCGTCTAAACCCTCAATGCCTTCTAAGAACAAAGACATAAAGTCTTTTAGGCCGGGGTCTATACTTTCCCAAATATCGTCTACGTCGGCAGGAGAAAGATTAGGAATATCCAACTCACTTGGGTTAATACCCGTTCCTATAAACGGATCAAAACCAAAGGTAGCAAGAAAGTTTTCTAAAAACTCTGCCAAATTCCAGTGAGCATCACTAAGTCCACCCCGCTGATTAGATTGAAGATCACCGCCCGGACTGATTGTAACGCTATTACCACGAACTGTGTCAGGATCAAAAAGGCCTGTGTTAGTCTGAAAAGTAGCGCCCCTTATTGAACCACTCCCCGTGTAACTACTAGGTGTTGTTGTTGACGGGCGCGGAGGATTAGGGTTGATAGGTTCAAGTTCTCTAGCCATTTACTTTTTTCCCTTCAACGCAAACAGTTTGTCAGCACCACGTATGCCAAAGCTGGCAGTCACGGCTACGTAAAGCAAGTACTGGTAGTAGTCAGGTAGCTTGTCTAGCTCGTCAAAAGCTAAACCTACCCGTTGCATAATACTCAAGTCATCCATAGCGACTCCGTAACAAACAGCCAACAACGGTAACGACAGTACCACAGTGAACCACTCGTCTTTCCACGAGGTGGCACTAGCCGCCGCCATCTCTTGTTCCCACGTAGCTGTGTTTCTGATTACTTCTAGTTTAGCTACGTGTTTTGCTTGTGACTGCTCGTGTCGGTTGTTTAACCAGTTTTTAGCGAGTCCAGCAAGGGGACCAATAAGAGTAGTCCACATATTAGTCTTCGTGTTTCTTACGGAATCCCTGTACCGTATCTGTTTCCCATATCCTAATTCCGACCCATACAATAGTAAATAAGGCAGATACAGGCGGTAAAATAGAACCAATAGTTCCTAGCATAGTCCCTACACTCACTACATCAATTATTTGCTTTGCGGACTCGTCCATTACTACACCTCTTCAGGAATCTCAGGTTCTACCCAATCAGCGCGTTCTTGAACAACGTAACCAGAAACCATCTCTTCTTCTATAGTAGAGTTTTCAGGATCTTTAGGGTCTGGTACAGTTATGATTTCTGTAACTTCTACATACTCGTAAGCCTCTAAGGGCTTTTCAGGAATAAAATCAAAGTGAAAATAGTTTTCAGTTGCTGGTGCTCCAGAACTCCAGCCAACAATGTTCGTTCCGACTACTTCAATATATGTATTCATTAGTACACCCACGCTTCAAAGTTTGCTCTGTAGTTATCGCTGTGGCTACTGTCTCCGGTCCAAAGCTCCAGTTTTTCTCCGGGGGCTAAGACAAAAATACTCCCGTCCATCACAAAAGACCGAGTACCCGACGAAACAAAAACATCCCCATCGCGGATATAGGGATCACTGTTTCCGTTAGTAACGTTTGGAGTGTTACCAAAATGATTAAAATACCAATAGCCGTTAGATGTATGAGAACCTCTAAAAATTTCTCTAGACACCGTATCGTCACTATTAGTTACTTTCATATAATAGTAATCTGTTGAGGTTTGAGTTGCGCCAAAATAACTCGCCGCGTAAGAAAAAGAGCTGGAAGAGGAGCTTTGGGTAGACTTTCTCCAATAAATTTTTACGTATCTACAGTCGGCTGGAGCCGTGTAGAGAGTTTTAGGAGCCGTTGTAGTCCACGCGGCATCATTGGTTGGTATCCCTGTGGAACTTACGACAGTTACGGAAGTTGGTCTTGTTAAGTCAACAGAACTAGCACTTCCGGTTGAAGCTGGTGTTAAAGACATATCAGTATCCTCAAGTAATTTCTACGCCTTGCGTTCGGATTTTTCCTGCCGAAATAGTATAATTTGACAGGGGTAGGTTGGAGGCGGTTTCGTTAATAGCACCAATAGGAGCTATTGATTGATAAGTGGCATTAGTAGGAAAAGCCGTGTTATTATTACCCGAAATATTGATTGATATTCCTGTGTAAGTTAGTCCATTATTTTCAGCCTTGTACAGCCTTGTTGAATTATTATCATAGGGAACAGAAAGCAAATTAGTATCTACTGCTTCTAGTTTGGTAAGGTACGGGTTAAAATTATTGTTATTAGCAATTCCATTCATGTAGCTCATAAAATTACTTGTTATTTCAGTTCGACTAATGGTGTAACCAGCTGTAGTATTATCTGTTAAGGAAGCATCAAAGGAGTACATGCCAGCGTTGCTCATCTGGCTGTAACCTTGTATTGCGTAAAACCTGTTTTCAGTTTCGTTGTACAAAACTATAATTCTTGGATAAGAACTATTGTTATAAGTTGAAAAATACCCATATCCAGTATTTTTTGCCATGTTTCTAACATACGTAGAACCACTGTAACTATAAAAATAATGGTTATTGCAAAAAGCTCCTGTTCCGTAAGAAGACTGCGTACTATACATGCCTGAGTGATTGGTGGAATCACTAATAGAAAGTCCTCCAGCTTTTGTTAGATCAAACTCTTTAATTTCAGCACCTGCTTTATAATAAAGTTTGTTATTTTTCCAATCAAAAGCGCCACCGCCGTAACTACGGGATTCTATTTGTGTCGTGGAAACACGAGTAGATCCGGGGCCTCCGTCTCCAGAGTATTCTGTTTTAAAAAACACGAAATCAGAATTGTTGTCCATTCTAATGTGGTAATACAAATTTTCTGCTGGAATTTGATAAAAGTAAAAACGCACATCAGTTCCATTACCAGTAAGATCGTCGTTAAGAGGCGGTATCATGTCTGTAAGCGATCCGACTGAAACAGTAGTACTTAGGTTTGCCCCTGAAAAATCGTATGCAAATCTAGAGTCTTTAGTTCCAATTACTTCCAAGCCTGTTACTGGAATAACGTCTAATTGGCTATTATTTACATATTTTGTGTACCTAAAAGTTAATGATGATTTTGTTGCGGGGGCAACAGGAGTAGCAAGTTTTATGTCAAAACTTTTACTAGGCGGTACAACAACATTACCGCTAGAGTCTTCAAATGAGTCTCCAATAGTAGTACCGTCAATTTCAAACGTAGCGTCACCAGCATTAAAAGTAGTATCTTGTACTTGAACTTCTCTAACAACTCTTGTTGTGTTAGCATCGTTTGTAAACACAGCTAAACGACTTCCATCATTAGACAAAGATGCGTCAGTAACTGTGGCATTAGTTAGTTCTTTAATTGTTTCAGCCATTATATAGCTCCTTGGGCATACATTGCTGTAAAGTGGTTAACTGTGGGAACGGTTACGTGTTGCGTCACAGACGATGCACTAATATAAGCATCAGGTACTGTGGCCCACGTTACGTTAGCGGTGAGGTCATTTTGTTCTACAATAGTTGGATACGTAGTTAGCACCCAATTACGAACAGCGGCATTAGTTGGTATTTGTGTATCGCTGTTTGCAAAAGTTTCACTAGACGTAGTAACTGAACCAGCATCTAAATTAGAAAAAGTAACTGTAGTTAAGTATCCTTGTGAGGCGTGGTTTCCCCACCCAAAAGCGGCATCCCAATTAGATATGTTTAAGTTAGAGCCTGTAACAGCACCAGAAAAAGTTCCTGTGGTTCCTGAAACTGCCCCTGAAAAAGTACCAGTGGTTCCTGATACTGTGGTAAATGTTCCAGCCGCAGGGCTTGCTCCCCCAATTACTGTGTTGTCAACAGTACCGCCGTTAATATCAGCAGTGCTGAAGCTACCAGCGGCTGGTGTACTGCCTCCAATAACAGTATTATCAATAGTGCCAGCATTAATATCAGCAGTCGTAGCCACAAGAGAGCTAAATGTACCGGAGCCAGCACTAGATCCACCAATAGTAACGCCATCAACCGTTCCTCCGTTAATGTCCGCTGTAGTTGCTACAAGAGATGTAAATGTTCCAGCACCCGGAGTAGAACCACCAATGGTTACACCATCAATAGTGCCGCCGTCAATGTTAGTAGATACGTTAGCCCCTGTAAGGTTAACAGTTCCTGTCGCGGTCAACCCGTCAAACGTAGCAGTACCAGTAAACGTGGGGCCAGCGGTGTTAGCCTTAGTAGCTATCGCAACCGAAACAGCGGTAAATTCTGTGTCAAACTCTGAACCACGGATAACCTTGTTAGCATCACCTGAAGGCAAAGAGTCCTTAGCAGTAAAGTTTGTAGATTTTACGTAATCAGTCATAAGGTCACCCTATTATTCTTTTAGTTAAACACCCTGTGCTAAAGACGTTTAAGTAAAAGGGGGCCATTGCGACCCCCATAGAGTTTTACTCGTCGCAGACAGCGAGGATGAATCCTGCTTCTGGGCGGTAAGTCTCAACGCCGTACAGCGTGTCAGACGTAAACAGCGTAGACAGGTATTCCTGCTTGTACTGAGTCTGAGAACGTACAGCGAGTTGCTCTGCCATTACCAACGCATCCTTGTGGAAGAACAAGCAACCACGAGTATCAGCGGTAGACGCAGAGTTTTGACCAGCAACTTCCAGAACAGGAGCGTTGCTAGAAACGTAAACGTCTACACCGTACAGGTTACCAATCAGACCTGACTCAACGCCACGGCCTCCAACAAAGTCAGAAGACACGTAACGATCAATGCCCATGATTGACTTACGAACAGCAGGAGGAATTACGAGAACTCGTCCGTCCATAGGTACGTCAGCATCGTCCATCTTCTTGATAGCCTCACGGAAACCAAGGTCAGTGAAGTTGTCACCGGAAGTAACAGTGTCAGCGGCATACGCGGCAAGGCCAGCGGCGGCATTGAAGTAATAGCTGTTGCTGTTTACCCAATTAGCGCCAGTGTTAGCAGGAGAAGCGGTACGAGTACCGTCACCAAAGCCAGTAGCGGCGTTAATAAGATCAGTGTCAACTTGCAGAGCCAGTTGGTAACCAGCGTCTTCAGTGTAGAACTGACGCAGAGAGGACAAGCCTTGTACCTCTACAATGTCCTCAATCAGACGCGAGTACTCAAAGTGGCGGTCTACAGTGACTTGCAACTCTGTCTCAAGATTAGCCTGAATAGTTACTGCGGTAGATTCTGCTTTAGCATTAGCTGAACCACGGATAGGCTTAGGAATGTGAATAACGTCACCCTTCTTGCCGGTCATTGACAGACGCTTGACAAGGGGAGCCATCTTCAGGTTCTTTTGGTAAGCGGCGATGATTTCATCGGACCAAATTTCGGGGATAAAAGTACCCGCCGCAGTTTTGTCTACTACAGCATTAGCTGTAAAATATGTACCAGAGGTTTCATTAGCCATTTTAATTCTCCTTTATAGGCTAACGAACTCGACCCTCTGCGTATGCTTTCAGTAATTCGTCTGAAAGACTTTGATAACGCTCTGGGTCTGTTCGCATAAGTTTAATAATGTCAGCGCGACGATAAACTTTCTTGCGTGTCCCTTCTGCTGTTCCGCGAGCGTTGCCTGTGCTAGCTGACTTCAGAGTGTTCTTACGTGCCTGTTTTTCAACGTTGGCAGTCTGCCGTACAACTGTTGCTCTCTCTTTCCAGAGGTTAAACAGTTCGTCAGCGGCATCGTAGTCGTATCCTTGGTCTGCCTGAACAAACAACTGTGTTCGGACTTTTGACCCTTTGATCCACTCAGCAAACTTAGGATCTTTTAGTATACTCTCCATTTCAGGATGATTGGATTTCAACTGTGAAAGAGTAGCCTGTTGTTTTGCTTGTTGTGTGTAAGCTTGCGCTTCTTTAATCTTAGGGTGATTATCTATAGCTCTATTAACAGCGTTCTGCGGATCTACAAAGAAATCTACGTCATCTTCTTCTTGTTGCTGTTGTTGAGGTGCTCGTTGGTTTGAGAGTTCTGTCTGAATGTAGTTATCAACGACCTTTCGTAACTCACCAACTTCCGTACTCTGTTTGCCTGAAAACTTCTCAAGCTCTTGGTGCATCTGTACGAGGTCTTCGACAGATTTACCTTGGTACTTTTCTGGAAGATCATCTACTGCTTCTTGAGGTTGTTCCTCTTCTTGAGGAGTCTCTACAGTGTCTGTGGTTAGTTCTTCAGTTGTTTCCGTTGCTTCCTCTTCTGGACGCTCATCAAGTAATTGTGCTCGTGACATAATGTAAACTTACCCCGCCTTTATAGGTTATGGAGAATTAAAATGGAAAATGTCCTAAAATTAGGATTCCCGATTAGATCGCCCAGCGTTCTCGCGTTCACGTACCCACTTCATGTGTCTGCCGGGGAAGTCCCCAGATGCACCGTCAAGTATGTGTTGAGTTGCTGAAACGATTTTTGTAGCGTTGGCTCCACAACCGCACCTACTGGTTGTAGTGTCTCCATCTACAAATTCTTCAAAGATATGTCCGTTAGTACAGCGAAAATCAAATACTTTAATCATCACTAACTAGCTCTTCGTAATTGTTGTTAGTAGTTGTCTCAAAGTTGAGAACATACGCTAGTACGTTTAGTTGTCCTTTACGTACATACAAATCGTTCTCATCTTTAGTTGCTTCTACACTATTGATTACAAGAGCGTTCTGTTGTAGTTCTTCGATTAACTGCTTCCAACCGGGGTTGTTAAACAGGTCAAAGTACTTATTGTAATACTGTTCTGTTTCTTGATCTAGTGAGGCCATAAGGTTGTCT